AGACGGGGTAGAAATAATTGTCGCACTTCAAGGAACCATCTATACACTCGGAGACGATTGGGCTTGGGCCAGAGATAAACGAGGAGTTTATGCGATTGGCTCAGGCGGCAGCTATGCCATCGGCGCATTGGCAGCCATCGGACAACCTAAATCTGCAAGCGAAGGACTGGCCGCAGCAAAACTTGCGCTTAGTATCGCGGCAAGTTACGACAACAATACGGGTGAGCCGTACAGTATTTACCAACAAGTAAGAACATGATAAACAAAATCCATAATGAGAACTGTTTGCTTACTATGAGTAAATTAGAAACTGGTTCAATTGATATGGTTCTTACTTCCCCGCCCTACGATAATCTACGTGAATACAATGGTTATTCATTTGATTTTGAATCTGTAGCCAATGAACTTTATCGTGTAATAAAGCAAGATGGTGTGGTTGTATGGGTAGTAGGAGATGCCACTATTAAAGGTTCAGAAACAGGCACCAGTTTTAAGCAAGCTTTATATTTTAAGTCCATTGGACTTAACCTGCACGACACTATGATTTATGAAAAGAATAGCCCTGCTTATCCAGCACGTGCCAACAGTAATAGATACACCCAGATATTTGAATACATGTTTGTCTTTGTTAAAGGTAAGCCTCTTAGCCAATTGATATGCGACAAACCTAACAAATGGGCAGGCTTTAAGGATTTTAGTGGTAAAATTAAGAATCCAGTACCAGACTTTTCACCACGTAATAATATATGGAAATATACTACATCTTTTAACGGAGTAAAGCATCCAGCTCCATTCCCTGAACAGTTGGCACAGGACCATATTCTTTCATGGAGCAGGGGGGGGAGACGGTTTATGATCCATTCATGGGGAGTGGAACTACGGGCAAAATGGCTAAACTAAACGGACGTAACTATATTGGAAGCGAAATTAGTAAAGAATACTGTGATATTGCGGAAACGAGAATATCTAATGGGTAAGAATCCAGAGTATATCAATGGCCCGCTTGATGGCGGTGCAGTTGCTATGCAGTTCTGGACGCTTGATGACATTGAGTTTCCTATTGATGTCCAATTTGACCGAGTTGTATATGTTTGTTATACTTTAGATGAAGAGACTAAGAACTATAAATACGCAGGTGAGAAGGTCTTACCTAGAAAGAAGCTGGGGACGGGTGAGTGACGCTGAATGGCAGAGCATGATACAGATTTTGATTACTTCGGGCTTCCAAATTTTACAGTTAAACCGAGCCGACGAAACAGTAACAGTAAGACCGATTCCAGCAAGGTGAATCAGTTTGCTGCTGACATGTGGGAAGTCTTTGACTCAGCTGGCAACCTGTTATTAAGCAAGCACAAAGACTACGGCCCAACCAACATCTCACGCTCACCTGGCGGCCCACTCAACGGCCTACGTGTACGCATGTGGGACAAGATTGCTCGACTCAATCACCTGATTGATAATGGCGCAACACCTGAGCATGAATCTTTACGAGATTCATTTATTGATCTGCTGAATTACAGCGCCATCGCTTTGATGGTTATAGATGAAACGTGGCCCAATGAGTAAAGCAATAGTTATCCTCTCGGATCTTCAAGCTCCATATCATGATGTCGCAGCTGTTAATGCTATCAAGAAATTTATCTATGCCTACCAACCAGATACAGTAGCAACCTGTGGTGATGAGATTGATTTCCCACAGATTAGTCGCTGGGAAGAAGGCGGAGAAGGTGAATGGCAACGCGACTTAGGTCGCCATCGTGATGTTGCATCGAAGTTACTAGAGGATTTAACTGTTGAGCATATGGTTCGCAGTAACCATTCAGACCGTTTGTATAATAAGATTAAGACTAAGGTGCCAGGATTCTTGGGCTTACCTGAATTAGAGATTGAAAACTTTCTTCGATTGCCAGAGCTTGGTATCAAGTATCACAAAGATCCATTTGAAATTGCACCAGGCTGGTTGCTTATGCATGGTGATGAAGGCAACGTCCAGCCTACGGCTGGTGCTACTGCACTTGGTTTAGCAAAGCGTGCAGGTATGTCAGTTGCATGTGGGCATACGCACAGAGCAGGACTTACTCACCATACGCAAGGCTATGCAGGTAGAACGCGTACTGTGTGGGGCATGGAACTTGGTAACTTGATGGACTACAAGTATGCGCGTTACATTAAAGCTGGCCTGTTCACTTGGAACAAAGGCTTTGGTATCTTGCACGTTGATGGCAAGACAGTAATACCTCAACTCGTACCTATCGTTAACAATTCGTTTGTTGTAGATGGGCATGTCTGGAAATGGTAAAGGTGGGATTAAGTGCAGGTGATGTTGCTTGGGCTACGAACGAAGCTGTTAGCCGATATAACTACAATCGTTCCAGAGGAAATGACCCAACGAAATCTGCTGCTAAGACGTGGGTGGAAGCCATTGCTCGCGAAATCAGTGGCGTACTCGGTGAGATTGCAATGGCCAGATGGCTCGACAAATTTCCTCATACACTCTTTGAGGATCGCAAGACTGGCGACGTTGCTGGCCATGAGATACGTACCACTACGTACCCTACAGGTAAGTTACTTCTTACAAAGGAAGATGACCCAACTCGTAAATACTTTTTGATTACACTGCCAGATCATTACACTGCCAACATAGTTGGCTGGATGTATGGCTATGAAGGACAGAAGGATGAGTACTGGAATACTGAATTCTATATTCCATGCTACACCGTTGAACAAAAATATCTACATGATGTGAAGGAACTATGAAAGAGTGGTTCGATGAAGCAAGTGACATTGCCTCACAGGTGGCTCGTACAGTACATAAGAAGTACCATACGTACTTTGACGTGGCTGATGTTCGCCAGGAATTACTGGCGTGGGTTATCCAAAGAGAGGAAAAAGTTAGAACGTGGCTCGACCCAGAACAAGCAATAGAAGATTACAAAGGTGGCGTAAGGCAGTTGGCTAAGACGCTATCGCGTCATGCTGATCGTTACTGTCGCCGTATGAAAGCGCAGAAGGCTGGCTATGAGTTGCGCGATGAAGTCTATTACACGCCAGCTTTGCTTACTGAATTACTACCTTTTGTGTGGACTGATGTAGCACCAACGCAAGATGCTACTAAGCCACGCGTCTCTGGTGGTGGTGGCGTAGCCTCTGAGGGTGGCAACTATGCAGCCTCTCTCTTTGATGTACGTGCTGGCCTTGAGAAGTTAGAACCAGATGATCGTATCGTTCTGCAATATAAATTTTTTGAACAGTTAAACTACACGCAACTTGCAGCTGTGCTGGAAATCTCTGACTCAACTGCACACCGTAAGGTGGCAGGTGCGTTGCGTCGTTTGTGTTATCACTTAGGTGGAGACAATCCCTGGAGTACGAAAAGGAATAGACCAGATGCCTAGTTATGAATATCGTTGTAACGTATGCAGTACATCTCAAGTTGTTGAGCGATCTATCCATGCTGAAAGCATGTCGCCTATGTGTTGCGGTGAATTAGCTTCACGTGTATTTGAAGCACCGCCAGTTAAGTTTAATAGCACTGGCTTTTATAGTACTGACAACGCTAAGTTCATATAAAGCAAAAACCCCCGCGACGAGAGGTTCACGGGGGTTTTGCCTTGCCAGTTGGAAAGGGTCAACTGGAAGTTTTATAGCACTATAAGGGACGGATCCTTAAGTTGTGCAATCCTAGCATACGATGCTGAATCATACGCGTGGATTCTCTTAGCATAATCTTTCTTTAACTGTGCCTCTGTACTATATGGCCCGACTGCTTGAATGATATTGAGCGAAGGGTGTACTGCAAAGACTACGTACTGTGTGCGTTGGATTAGTAATTGCTCTACCAAATCCCAGACCTTCTTGGCCATGTCTTCGGCGTCGTCGGCTGGTTGCTCCAATAGCGCGGCGACTTTCTTAATCTCGGTTGGCTTAGCCATCACCACTCAATCCATAGCCAGAAGAAACCTAAGTTAAGATCAAAATTATATCTACTAATACCCATGCCTATATGGAACTGCTTAATGTACCAGCCCCAGCCTATGAAACCATTACCTACTGCTATCTCTTTAGTCACTTCTGCTCCTTTACTATCGCTATTGCCTTAGACATGCCAACAGTCCAACCCTTTTCCCACTTGTTATTACTGGTGAGCATAAGGCTTTCATTGAGACACTGGCTTAGTTGCTCAGCTATTGCTGAGCGTTGATTATCAAGATGTATCTTTAATGTCTTTTCCATTACTGCTCCCTTAAGTGTAGGTACAATGCTAACGCCAAAAATATGCAAAGATATGTGGCAAACATTTAGTACCAGCCTTTCTTAAAACTGTGCTTCAAAGCAAAGCACGCGTTATTATTATAGCGCGAAGCGATGTACTTCAAGCCCCAGCGTATCTGTGTCGCGGGATTAGTTCGCCAGTCTGCACCAGCACTAGCCAGTTTAATGGCTGGATAGGCTTGAGATATTCCATATGCTCCACCGTGAGGGTTGCGAGCCTTGAAATTCCAATGACTTTCTCGCGTCCAGAGTTGATCCAAACAGTTCCACTGGCTCAAACTCGCCCCACGTGAGAGGTATAACTTCTTGGCGAAAGTCTTAACTGAGACGCCATGAGGTATCGCATAGGCAGTTGGTAAGAAACCAACTGAACGTGTCTCAAATAGCCCGTCAATGCCCTGTACGGGCATGACTAGCCCGCCTAATAGCACAGCGATTAACCCGCTTGTTGCGATTCGTCGTCGTCTGCGACTGATTGGACGGGCTGCCTTTTTATAGCCCCGCTGAGGTGGTTGGTGTTGAATACTCGCTCTGGCTTGACGTCTTGCGGTATAGGCGGACAGGTCAGAGAATACTTCTTGATTGCTATGCTTCTGATCTGGCGCTGATACTCGAAAATCGTTCGTTCGTTCCATTGTAAAGCTCCCTTTTCTAGCCGTTCATATGGCAACGTACCCCCGTAGATACCGTAGCCTATTGCATCTATATCTTGCATAGCAAAGTTGAGACATGCCTTTTTAATTGAACAAGAATCGCATACTTGTAGTGCAAGAAGCGCGTCCTCTGCTGAGGCGCGACGCTTATCGCCACGCTCTAAGTCTGGAAACCATACATCTGGGTGCAGGATTGAGTCGCGACAGGCTGGCGCCATGTCTGGTTGCAGACTCATATGCGATCAGACTTTAAGATAGTCAATAGGATTACTAGCTCGGTTGTATCGCGCTCTAAGTTTTCAATATCTTTGCGACGCTTCTCAATCTTAGCAATAATTTCTTCGCGTGTTTCACGGCTACCGTATGAGTAGCCCGTCTCGTAAGCCTCTTTCAATATACTTCTCATGTCGCGTGCTAAACCTTCTAATGGTTCAATCATTTTTTGCCTCTCTCTTGTTCGACTATTTT